TTATGCAGTATATCTTCCGCTAAAGTAAGCCCGCGGACCATACCTGCTTTCCAACGGTAGTCATCGTAAGACGAGCACCTTCCTTCCATTAGTGCTAGAGCAAGTGCTTCGCGTTCGTCTTTGAGCGCAGCTATATACTCGCTCGATACTCCCATGTCCATACTACTGTCCTTTTGGTTTTTATTTTTTAGTTGAGTTGCTTAGCTAGCTAGCGCCAATTAAGTCTAATAGCTCGTCGAAGCTATCTTCGTACCAATGCGGCTGGCTTTCTATTGGATTGTTAGGGCTAACGACATTCTTACCAAACCGCTCGCCTAACTTAGTGATTGCCTTAAACCCTTTAACTACGTCTGGGTGCTTAGTACTTGGTCTTGTTTTATCCTCTAATACGCCAGCGCTAATACAGAGCTTATTAAACTTGTACGCAGACATCTTAGGCATTCTTCCTTTTAATAAGGTAGTAGCTGCGAAAGTGACTTGGCTAGACCCAGAAGTAGAGGAAGCTCTAGCGTCAATGCCATACGAAGGTAAGATGTGGTTTAGACCTAATGGTTCTAGCGCTCGTTGAAAAGTTAGTAGCCGTCCTTACTCTGGTAACCGTAGATCGTGGTTGATTGCTTGAGCTACTATTACTGACGCTTGCGCTATTCCTGGTAATGGGTCAAATGTGGTAGGGAGAGTTGGGTTTCTGTATTCTAGCTCGTGCCAGCGCTTAATTATAGCAAGGCGGTATTTAACAGAGTACCCAGAAACTACTAAGTCGCAAGCCACTTTTGTTAAGTTGTAATGCCTAGTGTTCCCAGTAGTGGCGTCAACTTCTTTTGTGAACCCTTGGTTTTCAACGTAGTCCAGATTTGGAGTGGCTTCTAGCTCAGAGTCCAGCTCATCTGTCAACTGTTTAATAATTATTTCTATATCTCTAAGCACATGACCATGCTGTTTACCTGTTAATTCCGCTATTTCTATGGATGTCACGGTTGGAGAAGCTGTTAAGTTAAGCATTCTGTATCCTTTTACTCATATTAAAAAGAAATGTGGGTGATATAAGCACCCACAACTCCCCAATTTTAGACTCTTTGGGCTGAGTATCAGCAAGTACATTGTAACACAAAGCTAAGCCTAGTGCTACATTGGCGGCATACCTTCTTCCATAGGAGGCATGGGCATACCTTCTTCCATAGGCGGCTGCATAGGCATACCTTCTTCCATAAGCGGCTGCATGGGCATACCTTCTTCCATAGGCGGCTGCATGGGCATACCTTCTTCCATAGGCGGCTGCATAGGCATACCTTCTTGCATGGGCTGCTCGATTGGTGGCTGCATAGGCTGCTCGATAGGTGGAGCTAGCTGATTATCGTTTGCGTCCTTAAACCCTGCGCTCTTAAGCAATGCATCTGCCGTAGGAATTAGCTCAGTAGAAGTTAGTGCGATTGCAGCAGCCTCGAATGACGCGCTGACGGCATCTAAGTTGTTCTTGACTGCGTCAGACGCAATGGAGTCAACTTCTGCGTAGAGCTTGTCTGTCTCAATGCTAATTCTTTGCTTCTCTAAGTCCTCTTTTTCTTGCTGCTTAGCCGATGACTCTTGGTCTTTCTGTGTTTGCTCTTCATCACTACCTATTAACAAGTCAATGTTATTAACCTGTATCGCCTCTAGCATCCTCTTGACTGCTTCACGCTCATTAATTATATGCGGATAGCTTTGCTGCAACTCTAGGATAGACTGCGCCTTAGCAACGCGCTGGGCATTACTCGATATGTTAGGGTCTGATATAGGCAAAACGTCTACGCGCTTATCGAAGTCGCTAGGCAGTAGCGTACCCTCCTTTGTTCCAAACAAGTACGGGTAGCCTTCATCAGGCATGTACTCCTCGATCAACTCTGCCATAATACGAAACTCCTTCTTGTGAGCTTCGTGTATCCTTTTATGAATAGACGTAAAGACCTTAGTCCCTTGCTCTAGCAACATCGCAGTCGTGCCCACGGGAGCGTTCTTAGCACTGGCTTCGCCTGTTACTGTCTCTGTAATACCTGCAAGATGACGTGCTTTGTCATCCACATAATTCAAGAGATTAAAGAGCGTGCTTGAAGGCTCGCGGTAAGGGATATGAAAGAAGGCTTTGTGCAACTCCTCTGACGTCGAGTCAACCTCGCGCCACTCGCCTGGTGCAATAGGCTTATCACCACCTGGCGTACGAGAATGGCGTGTCCTGAACCCGCCTTGCAAGTTCGCAAACGACGCAGCATCTAGTAGACTTCGCAACGCACCTGTAGCAGTAGACGCCATGTCGCCAATAAGGTGTAAAAAACCGTACCCATAAAACCCTAGACCTGGCGTAAACTTGTAATGCGTAAAGTACATACGCTTAGTCATCATCTCGTCATCAGGCTTCCAGTTACGTTGGATGCGCTTGACCGTCTGTAAGTCCCGGTCTATTGTGATAATATAAGGCTTGTAGATAGGGTCTACTTGGTCGTCTTGGTCTTGGTCATCTTGGTCTTGGTCGTCTTGGTCTTTGTCTTTGCAACTTGGGCTAGCCTTAATGACGTTCCCGTTCTCATCTCTATCTTCTATATTATAGTCAACGTAGACCTCGTACATCGTTGCGCGGTCTTCGTCTTCATCACTTTCGCTTCCTGCATAGTTAGTAGATCGAGATAAACCTTGCGTCAGATCTATCTCGTCTAAGGTGTTAGGCTTATCCGTGTCTTCTGTATGACCTTCGCGGTTAAAAGGCTTACCCTTTATGTAAAACCCACTGTTCTCTTTCTTCCTTACATCGTTCTTATACTCGCGAATACGGTGCGTAAATCGCGGGCTTGTCTCTAAGTCTACCGTCTGATATGAGACTAGAAAGTCCGCAGGCTCAACAAACAACGACGATAACCGCTTCTTAAGAGGGTCGTAGAACATCTTCTTGAACGTAGACCCTGATATAGGCAAACGCAAGAGCATATTATCCTCTTGGTCAAATGCCTCAGTCATCTCGACTGTGTATAAGTAGTTCATGTAATCTTGCACACGAGAAGCTTGATCTTCCTTCTCTGGAGTCGGCGTACCTAAGACCTGCGTCTGGACAGGACCTTGTGGCGACCACATCTCTTGTATCGCTCGTGCCTGAAATTGCGTACACGCTTCCATTAAGACTGGGTGTACTACTTTCGACGCACCAGGAAAGCTTGCGCCGCCTGTTGTCTTAGAGCTAACCCCTAAGTTACGAAGCCCACATTTTACTCGGTTAAACCAATCTTCTCTAGACTCCTCGTCGGACTCTACTAGCTCGATTAAGTCTGAAGCGACTTTACCAAGGAAATTATCATCTAGGTCTTTAGCCAAGTTACGGTAGTGATCGGGCTCGAACTCTGGGTCTAGACTGTTCGGGTCTAGGTCTAGACTGTTCGGGTCTAGGTCTGCAAGCTCTTCCTCTGTTAGCAGAGAAGGGTCTTCGTTCTGTATCGCCTCAAGCGCTTCTATCGGTACATCCACAGGAGGAGCACTGCCAATTAATGGTGACGTGGCGGGGATACTATCTATGTCTATAGGCAAAGGAGTTGGACCTATAGGGCTTATGTTATTGGGGTTACTTTTGTCTAGTGGTAGCATGTACGTGCCTTTATCGAGTAATGTAAAAGTAGCATAGCGTAGAATAACACAGAACGGTAGAGTAGAGTAGAACGGAGTAGAACAGAGTAGAGTAGAACGGTAGAGTAGAACGGAGTAGAACGGAGTAGAACGGAGTAGAGTAGAACGGAGTAGAGTAGAACGGAGTAGAGTAGAACGGAGTAGAGTAGAATAGAACGGAGTAGAGTAGAATAGAACGGAGTAGAGTAGAATAAAAAGCCACATAGCCGAAAGAGTAGGTTAACTAATGTGCTATGTGGAGTAAGCCTAATTGGCGAAATGCAAGGACCAGATGGATGGACAGCACTTCGCTACTTTGCTACTTTGGAGTGGCTAACTAACTAGCTAACTACCGTCGATAGCCCGCACTAGGTGCTACAACCATACCGTCGTCAGCAGCAAAGTCACTGGCATTTAAACCCATGTCTTGTGCTTTTTGCATGTAGTACTCTCTGGTACTAGGATCCATATTACCGCCTTTGTTCATTTGAGCGAACGTATCTTTGAAGTACTGTTGCTCGTCATTAAGCTGGCGCGTTGGCGGAGCGTTAAACTGCTGTGGAGCTGGCTGTGCTTGTGGCTGTGACCCTAGCTGCTGAGGCTGCTGTGGCTGCTGAGGCTGCTGAGGCTGCTTAGGCATGTACTCAGGCTTTAAGTATCCACCAGGCGTGGATTGACCTGGTGCGTTTATTCCATTCATTAACTCTTGTCTAGTGGGCATCGAACTATCCTTTACTAATATTAGTGTACGCGGTAATTACCGCATTTAGCTACGTTACGTGAATTGATTATAAACGGAGTTAGCTAAAAGTGCAAGAAGGATTAGCACTTTACTCACACGCTACTCCCACGCTACTCCCACGCTACTCCCACGCTACTCCCACGCTACTCCCACGCTACTCCCATCTAAGTGCTTTGACCTTACTGTCCTCTAGGTCATCGGGGTCTATGTCATCTAGGTCGTCTGGGTCTTTACCGCTAAGTGCCAAGCTTTCGCCGTAGGCTGAACGGCGGACGACCTCTGGCTTATCGTAGAGTGCATCGTCAGGGTGAACGACGTACATACCGTTCCTAATGTACAAGAAGGCTTGTGTGGCAGTATCCGTCAAGTCGAAGCTTAAGGGCTCGCCTGTAGGGAACGCACCCACTTGGTAAGCGAAAGCATGAGCCCACTTACGATCAGGTATCCATACCTGCCCAGACTCTAGCATCGGCTGCACGGCGTAAGCACGACTGACCTTATCTGTCGTAGGCGTGTAAGTACGAACAAGTAGACCCGCCTGTCTTAAGTCCTGCACTAGCGACTGACCAGACACCTTTTTCTCGATCAGCCATACGTCGGGCTTCTTGTCTTTGTCCATCTCTTGAGCTTTGCGTCTAAGCGTAGGGTAATCGACTTGCCCATACCAAACATCAAGCAAGAGTATACAGCTACGTTGCTGGGCTTTGTTCCAGAATACGCCCCACGTTGTAAACGCAGAATACGAATTACCAACTAGATCTCGCTCTGAGTAAGCCGTGTCACACGATATGAAAATATGCTCGCAGATAGGTAACGCTGCACTGTTATCTAGTATCCTAAACCATACCTGCCTAAGTATACCACCACCCTTCGGGCTAGGTCTTTGCTCTAGCTGACCCGCTGAGTTAGACGAAACACAATCCCACGCTATGTAGTTACCTGTCTCCGTCTCTAAGGCGTAGACCTCTTGCTTGCCTTTGAGCGTAAAATGCTTGACTCTGACTTCGTTTAGGACTACGGGCTTGTCTAGCTTGCCTGACTTGCCTGACTTGTCTGACTTGTCTGACTTGTCTAGCTTGAGTAGCGTAGACGGGTTGATCGTGTACTGGTCTGCGTTATCCTGCAGCAGAGCAACCTCCGCTTCTGCTTGCTCTGTAGGTACACCACTCTGCGTCCTGGCATCTAAGCTACGCTTGACGTTGCTGATTAGCACGTCTCTGCGCTCTTTGTTAACTTGCTCGGCTATGTCCTTGTTACTCATGTTCTTAGCCTTCGCTTCCGCACCCCGAAGGGTACGAAAGTTACTAATCTCAAAGGCTAGATCCTGCTTTACACGCTTAGGTACTAAGACGCTCACTTTACCTACTTTACTAAGGTCTACGTCTTCTATGTAACTATGCTTTTCCTCAAAGAGCCCTACGTTCAAGGATACATTTTTTAGCACCCTTGCTCCTGCACTCGCCCTTGCACTCGCCCTTGCACTCGCCCTTGCACTCGCCCTTGCACTCGCCCTTGCTTTCTTTATAATACCTACCGCACTTCGCGTAGGTCCTACTAAATTCACACACTCGATAGGCTCGTAGCACGTACGGTTGACTATGTAGACCTGCCGGTACGTGACATTACACTCTAAGTGCTCGTCTAGCCTTGAGTCTGGATGGTTAGGCTGGAACCACTTGTGGTCGCTTGTCGACTGGACGTACGAACCGTCTGATAGCTGGTACTCCTTAACTAGGGCGTCTGAGTACTTAAATGTTGCTACAACCACAGAAGAGCATGCTTCGCCTGTTGCCTTGCTGAAGCCAAGCACTTGATCCCCGATGGCTACGTCCTTTATCTGCTTGGTTGTGCCGTCAGCCATGCGAATAGGTGTCTGCGCAGGTGTACATGCATACTCACCAAAGTCTTCCTCCATCTTACCCACTTCATTGGGAGGTATGAGCGCAGGGAATAAAAGCTCGTCATCTTTGCGCGGGTCATCTAAGTCGGGTCGGTTAATGTCACGGTACGCATCGAACGTATATGAAGAGTCATAATGCATCGGCATTAGTACCTGCACCCACTTGGTCTTTGTCTTGTTGAGTAAATGCCCAGTCAAGTCTAAATGATGCAAACGTTGCATGATAACAATAATAACTGACCTGATACGAGAGTTAATACGCGAAGATAACTTAGTGTCATAGACATTAAGCGACTCTTCACGGACTTTGTCTGACTGGACAGACGAAGCATCATGGAAGTCGTCGATTAAGATGCAGTCACCGCGCTTACCTGTAATATTAGACGTTGCACCAAGCGAAAGCCTAAACCCTCCGGACGTGTTTTCGTAGTTAGTCTTAGCACTCTGGTCAACTTTGAGCTTGACATCCCACCGGTCAGTAAACCATTCGTCAGTAATAATCTGCTTTGTCCGCCTAGCGTCACGGATAGCTAAATCTTGGGCATTAGACACACCAAGTAACCGCTGGTCAGGTGACTTAGCCCATACCCAAGCAGGAAACATGACCGATACGAGTATACTGTTGTGGACGACTACACCATTAGCAACAAAAGACCTATCCTCGTCCACAGAAAGACAAAAGCACTCTTCAGGCTTAGACTGAGTACCTAGCGACTTAACTGGGTCGTACTCGTACTGGTCGCTAGTGGCGCTCGCTTTATGTGGAGAACAGAGCAAGTCCCCTATCTCTAGCTCCTGCGCTTGCTTCCACACAGAAGCGTAGCACGAGCAAGCACCTTGTCCTGCGTAGGGCGTGTACATCGTTTCTTCGTTGACTAAAAACGGATGGTCTAAAGCACTGTCTATAGCACGCCCTGATTTAGTCTTGATGCGCAGCACAGGTAGCAAGCCCTGCTTGTGCACTGCTTGTACTTTGCGATACCGGTTCTTATGTGTAAGTACTAAGTCCCCGACTTCTATATCCTCTAACCGCTTAGCTCCTTTGTCTGTCGTGACAAGCGTGTAGCCAGCTAAGGGTTTAAGTGTGCCTGGTGGCACGTTAATGATTAATCGGGTAATGCGCCTATCGACGTCTTTAAGTGTCGTAGCCTCTAAATAACCGCAGATCGTGTCTAAGTGCCAATTCCACACCAGGGGCGTAGCAGGCTCGATAATGTGCCATGCTTGCTTGGTGAACTCAGCTAAACTACGCTCGCACTGCCTAGTGTTAAGGACTACTAGCTCTTTCTCTAGCGCCTGCTCTATCTCTTTTAACTGATCTACCTTAGCACTCGTGCTCGTGCTCGTGCTCGTGCTCGTGCTCGTGCTCGTGCTCGTGCTCGTGCTCGTGCCTATACTAGCTTCTACTAAATTATCCATACCTGCCCACCACTTGAGTTAGTGTTAGAAGTCCTGAGTATACCAAGTTTCTACTTGCTTAGTGTTAGAAGTCCTGAGTATACCAAGTTTCTACTTGCTTAGTGCTAGAAGTCCTAGGTATACCAAGTTTCTACTTGCTTAGTGCTAGAAGTCCTAGGTATACCAAGCTTCTACTTGCTTAGTGCTTTGCTCGCTTCAAAGTCTTCTATTCTGCCTACTAGCGTGGGTGCGTACAAGCTGCAGGCTGATATAGGAGGCATACTCGCTTCCTTGTCTTTGGCTGTGCCAAAAGCTATAACACTCTCGTCGCAAGCATCGTCTTTGTACACACAGTACTTACATAAGTGCGTACTTATAGTAACATTTAGGTCACGTAAGTACCCATGCTTTGCTAACTTCAATTGCTCGCCCCTTTGCCTTGCTCTTCTTTTTCTTTTTCTTTTTCTTCGCTTTCGTAATCATAATCTTCAACATCTAACCCACTACGACTGACTATCGCAGGTACATCATTAGCTAAAGCGACATCTAGCTCCTTTAACCGATCATACTTTTGTAGCAGTTTTTTTATGTTACTGCTTATCTCGCTTTCTGTTCGAGTATCTACTGTGTGAGTATTGTGCGATACGACTACCGAAGCAGGCTTGGCTGAGAAAGAATCGTCGACCATATCGTTCATAGTCCTTAGCGCAGCCACAGAGGCAGGAGCGTTTGCCATTATCTCGTTACCTTCCCTGTCGTAGATAGCCTTAGTCCCTTGCTCCGCTATGTACCATAGTAAGTTAAGCCTATCTTCCTTAGTGACCGTGAATTTCTTTTTACTAGACTGCACCTCCTCTTGTATCGCGCTACGCACAACATCGTTAGATGCTATAATCTTTAAGTCTTGTACGCCTCTACCTAAAGCACGTGAGATACACTCCGTATTGCCTCCGCAATCCCCGTAGGCTTTGACGAAAGAGTGCTCCAATGGTGATAATGATAACATAGTACCTTCCTTTTCCTTTTATTAGGCACCTATGCTACTACAAAGAAGAGAAAAGCTAAAGCTCGCTAAGTCTGCTAAGTCTGCTAAGTCTGCTAAGTATGCTAAGTCTGCTAAGTCTGCTAAGAACTTAGCCTAATTAACGTACACTTATCAAAAACGTCATATTTGAAAATCAGATATTTTCTGAGGGGGGAGGTTTCTGCTAAGTCTGCTAAGTCTGCTAAGAACTTAGCCTAATTAACGTACACTTATCAAAAACGTCATATTTGAAAATCAGATATTTTCTGAGGGGGAGGGTTCTGC